GTTCTGTGTATAATTCACGAGGTTTAAGTAGTGAAGAAAATTCGGTATTCAAATCCACAAGGGAAATGCACTTTGGTTTCTCAACTATTAACAGATCGTGTAAGGAAGCTTGGACCACTTCTTTACCCCAATACTGTCTTTTGATAGCATCTCTCTTTACAACCCATTGCGCGATTGCGTAGTGAGGGTCATCCTTCTTGGCGAAGATTAATTCATCTACGACAAGAGGCGCGTCAGACCTGAGTTGGGCCCAGAGGAATGGTTCCATCAAGGAACGTTCATTGAGCTCTTCTAAAATCTTAAGCTGTGACCAATATGCAGTGTCATCAAATGACTTAGCATTCACGCTATCAACTAAAACTTCTGTTGAACTTTTTTCTTGCTTAAAGACCGGTACCAAAAGATTTGAAAATCTTCTGATAGCACGTGCGGTTACTTCTGGAAAAAGGTCAGAGTTATCTAAGAAAGAGTAAGTTCTACCCTCTCTCAGACTTTCCAGACAAAGACTTGCTAAATGGAGTTGTTGTCCTGTGAGGTGGATCCTCGACTCAAGAAGAGGAAGACCTAAACCACCGAGATAACTTGGAAGACCCCAGGCAGCCTGATCGGGAACTTCGCTACGTAAGTAGGGGGCCATTCTACGGATATATATAGACACAAGTTTATCTATAGCCATAGGATTCCGCGCACCACCTAAGCGACAAAATTCACGACAAGCTGACCCAAAATCACCAAAGCTGCGTAAAGCACCACCTTTGGCAACACGATTCTGACATAATGAGAAATTGAGATATGGAATACGGACAAACTTACCGTTCATACGAGCGAATAACTCACTATTAAGTTGTATCATTTCCTTTCGAAAATAACACTTCCCAACAGAGGGACTCAAACCCGCCTGTGCGGCAAGACTCTTCCAATAAGAGTATTGTCTAGGAGTGTATCTCATACCACAATCGTCACCATTGATTAAGATTGGTAAACTGGCTAACCGGACCTTCCTTATGTTCTTTTGACTCCTAAGAGGAATAGAACAAATGGCGGCGTTTGCTAAACAAAGAATTGGAAAACTAACAGGAGAACCCATCAGTTGACCATTTTCTTGGTTAACAAATTTTACCGTTGTTTTGCCATCAACCTTATCAACATATTTCAAAATGTGTTGAGCCAATGCTTTAATCGCAAGGTCCGTTAACCATTGTGGGGCACCTATTCGCTTACATATAGATGACATGATATACTTGGAAAGCCAAGCCTTCATATTATCAGTAGCAGCAGAATAATCGCCACTCACATAAAACTGACCCTCCTCAAGCTCCCCGATATGTTCCATGATCTCTTCACTAATAGGCATTCCAATTAACTTAAAAGTCGGATGATCTTTAAGTCGACTCCACAAAAACTTCTGAAAAGGTTTTAGTACCCAATAAGGGAAACTAGGACCTTTTGTAATTGTACGAACTTTTAAAGGTTCTAACAAAAACACAGGAGCAGCCTTCATAGAGTTATTTGAAATACATTTAGCCGTAAAATCAAGGAGCCTATCCTTTCCTTTACAACATATAGGAGACGCAGATACTTCATTCTCAAGCTTTAAGAATTCGTATACAACATGTGTTATATAATCGAAAGCTTCAGGATGATCTGAATTAGGTATCTGTCCGAGGACACCAATTAACTTTTCACGCACCAACTCATCCAGAGTCGACATGTAAATAATTAAATCGGTTTGAGAGCGTAATGATGGTAAAGTGACTGAGCTTTTAACAGGAATGAATTCCCTTAAAGAAGCACCAATTACTCCAACACCACCACCTCCCTCTCGGCCGTTCTCTTCATGTGCTGAGAAAGATGGGTAGCCCACTTCAGCATGACGAAGATGTCGATCAAAATCACCTTTCCGGAAAATCTCACAAACGATACTGTTAACAGCACGTTCTAGGGATTCATCCATCTCCTCCTCTTCCACCATTGTGGACCAAGCCATACTAGGATCAAATGGCTTGTCTCTCGATCTGAGAGAAGAGGTATGATTCGTCAAAGCAGCTTCGTGCTTTGTTCGCGCTTCTTGAACTAGCTCTTCGGATACAAGGGGTGTACCCTTCTTTGCCTGCAATAAGGTCTGACCAAAAGTCAGTGATCTTTTAACTTTCTGAGATTTTCCACTCAAAAAGTACCTTATATGTCTGCGAAAGACACTTCTAAGGAACTGTTTTAAAGTGCCTGTAAACATAGTTTTTAGACAAAACTTAAAGCTATTATCTTGCCCAAAAGGACAAGGTGACAACTCTTTAGTTTCGCCCATTAGCCATGCAAGGCTGTTCCCATAGAAGTACTTCATTATTTTCTCAATAGAAATAGAATGAAGCCGGCTTAAGTTCAAGAGTCGTTCAGCCTGAGAGGCGACGACCTGCGAATAAGTCTTTTTATTTAACCTTATTGGATCCACAGCATTAGGATGCATGAATCCAACCGTGTCGCGGAGAACAAGAATTAAATGTTCAACGTGCCCTATAACCCGCCCTTGATTTACATCAAGTTTGGTTTTAGGCTTAGACACAGAACCGATAGTTATTTTAACACTATCGGTGGAGGTTTCCCTACCAGCGACAATGCCAGAATTAAAAGTTTTTTGAATTTTTGATTTTGTCATTGTAGTCTATATCGAATATGTTCT